TTACAACTTCCCACCCACGTCATTCGCCGCGTCCTTCGTCTTTTGTAGTGCCTTCAGCAAAAACTCAGGCACCGGCGCGCCCATGGCGGCCGCGTTCTCCGCGATACTGCCGAGCTCAGTGATGATGTACCAGACAACCACCAGTGGGCACAGGAGCACGCTGTAATCGAATGGCATCGTAATGCCTGGCATGTTGGCGAGGATGGTTCCAATAAGCAAATCCGCTACGCCTGCTACCATGACGGCAACGATACAGCCGACCTTATGCCAGATGCCCTCGCGGGCGAGCTTGGATGCCCATGTCCCATTTTTTACGGCTGCACCAGATCCCGTGCAGTAATCTAAAATCATACAGAAAATCCAGAGCACCAAGAGCCAACCGAACCAACCCCACAGGGCGGTCATTGCAGCGAGCACTCCGGTGGCAGTACCTTTTAACCAATTGATTTTTTCCACGTCCATTTCCTCCGTTAAATCAAATTCAGCCTATCAATAGCTACAGCAAATTCCTGCCGTGTCAGAGGATCGGTTGGCCGCGTTCCATCCAGAATCCCCTTCTCCACGGCCTTTTCCCATGATTCTGCTGCCCAATCTGCCACTTCCTCATTCTCTGTTTCCTCGCTGTACGGAACACCAAGGAAGTCACACGTCCCTTTTGCTGTAGCCATGGCCAACTTGTCACGATATGCCGGATCCTTCAGCAAAGCAACGTCTTCCTTGTTGGTGTGGAATCCATACTCAATGAGATTCGCTGGAGCATTGGTATCTTTTAAAACAACTAAATCCGAATTGTAAGCAAGACCACTACGACAAATCACCACACCGGCCTCTTGCATTCTGTTTAGGATCGCTTTGGCCGCTACGTTACGTGGTGCTGTATCAGGCCCCATAGACGTGTAAATGATGAGGCCTCTTGCCTCACTCCATCCAGCTCCGCCCGCGGCATTGGAGTGTAGCGATATAAAGAAGTCTGCATCTGCGTCATTGCTGATTCTGCACCGCTCTTGCAGCGACGGTTTTTCGTTTTCGTCTCTGGTTACAATCACAGTAATGCCCTGCTTTTCAAGCAACGGTCGGATGCGCTCGTACATATCCCACGTGAATTCCGCTTCTTTGTAAGTGCCGTCCGGGCTACCGTTTACTGTTCTTGGTCCGTGGCCGGGGTCTAAACAGACGGTGTACGGTTTGCTGGTCTCTGGCTTCTCGTCTTCCTTCTTTAAATACACCAAAATCAAATTGTGAACCACTCGGCTACTGGTGATCTTTTCCCCCATAAAATCACATTGACTAGAGCCACCACTATCTAGCATCACAGCGGAATCCCAACCTAGGGAAGCAAGCTCATCTCTTAGCTCCTCAGGCGTTTTTGCATCACTGGATCCGTCCGACGTAACGTATAAGCAAAGCTTGCCATCATTCAATCCAATGGCTGTCCTGCCGCGTCTTCCGCCCTGTTCCTCTGTGTAGATCAGATTATCCTTTGGACTGCTGTCCCGAATGAGCTCCACACAGCAGATATAGTTGTTGCAGTTAACGTTCGGAATCACTTGCATGGAGATATCTGTCCCCGCGTCCCATCCATAGCCCCAATAGGTATACGGGTCTTGGGCATAGATGCAGTCATCTGCCTTCAGGTGGCAATAGGCAACAAACTTGGTCATATCAAAAAGACCGCCATTCATCATGTAATCTGCACCGGTCTCCACTTTGATTTGCTCCAGAGACTTCTTTCCTGCATTGATGTAGATTTGAATTCGCTCTATGTTAGAAAGCTGGACTGTAGCAACTTGTTTACTCATACCTTTACACCCTTTCTTCGTTTCCACGTATACCGTGGCATTTCCTCACCAAAAATTCTCCACCGCAGGAAGTCTAACAATACGATGCCAAGCCCTGCCAACAGCACCCAAAGGATACTGTACTGTATGCAGATTTGCCCCATGAAGTTCAGCGGCAGGTGCGAGTAGTCCCACACGCCAAGCCCAAGCCAGATGTTCAAAACCAGCCCAGTCAGCAGCTCCGCTGCCGTGATGCCGAGTCCGCCCCAAATCGCCTGCAGCCAGATCGGGGTCTCCCAGTTCATGCGCTCGTTGATCTGATCCAAGGGGAGTGAGAGGAACGCGGCAAGGAGGAACATCGACCAGTGCGTATAGCCTTGCCAGATAAACTCTAAGGTGCAATAGACTGCCCCTCCGATCAGGCACAGGAGCAACGTCTTGCCGAGCTTAGCCCACATGCCCAAGCACCTCCTTCATGTTGTCCGCCAGATCGACCGGCAGAGCCGCACCGTATGTAATTGCCTGCACCGCCTCCACCGTTGCGCTGCGCCGCACCCAGACGTTCAAGTGATTGCAGTAGGTGCTGTGATAGATCTTGTGTTGCGTGGCTGCCGTGGCCATGATGGTGATATCAGCCGCCGCATAGACGCGGCACAGCTCGCCGTTCAGATGATAGGGGTACCCAGCCGCCCCCGCCTGCACCGTTGCCAGCGCGGACATGAGATTGATTTGATCCTCGTCGGTCCTGGAGATGCGGCCTGTTTTTCCATCCGACAAGGTGACGTCACAGCCTTCGGCGATGGTGGCGTTGCAGACTTTTGACAGCTCTAAAAGTTTTGACTGCTTTTCTGCATCCAGTAGTTCCGGAGGCCGGTATGCACACCCAATCGCTGCCCCTGCATAAAACGGTTCTGCTCCGATAGTTTTAGAAAAAGCATCGTCTGCAACGATGATGTTGGTGACAATACCGTCTTCAACGATTAACCAAATCATGGTTTATTCCTCCATCTTAGCATTATGCATCCCGCATATCCGTTACCCGATTTTGAATAGTTGGCGTTACTCCCGGTGTAATAGTAGGCCGAACCGCCGCCGCCACCACCTAGCCCCGAAGCATTTGCCGCAGAGGATAGGACCCCGCCTGTTGTTGCTGCGCCCCCGGCCCCGCCGTAGGAGGCGCCCCCCGCAGAGCCCGGCGTTAATGCCAGAGCGGCATTTAGAAAAGCGCCTTGACCGCCACCACCAGAGCACAATATGGCAGGCTCATTAAAGGGGTATGCTGATCTATTGCCGCCATAACCGCTGCCGCCATTCGGAGAACTACCTGCAGAGTTTTTTGACCCTGCCGTTCCCCCAACGGCACTTAAGGCTAACTCCACTATGGTGGAGGCCCCGCCGGGCGTTCCGCCTGCGTCGCCACTGGAGCTGACGTTATTTGCTGCTGGAATACCTGCCCCTGCTGCGCCGATAACCATGGTGAGGCTGGGGACCCTACTTCTCGCCATTATATTAGATATGGCCCCACCTGCGCCGCCGTATTTACAACCGCCTCCTCCGCCTCCGCCAATGGCCGCGACATCAAAATCGACTACCATAGGAGACATCTTAAGCGCCACGCTCGTGGTGAATGTTTTAGCTGTGTAAGGCTGCTTTTGTGGGGTTATGGTAGGCAAACAGCTGCACCGGCTTCATGGTCGGGTGCTCGGTACTGCGGCTTGGTCGATCGAAATTTAACACGGTTGTCTGCTTCCGGTCGCTGCACCAAAGATGCGCTCTCCCATCCTTCCATCCATAAAGGCAGGATTCGTGGGTCTGGTACTCGCCTTCTGCACCGCTTGGGATTTCTACTTCTCCATGCAGGCAAGGTTCATGCTGCCAATGGTAGTCTTGGCGGCTCAAGGTTGCGCTTTGCTTGACCCAAATCAGGCATTGACGCATACGCAGTTCTGCAGCTTCGCAAGCCTTGCGAAAAGCTAGGGCTGGGAAACCATCCGCATGCCAGATATAAAACCCAGCCCCAGGAGAGAGCGCCCTCTTGGCGCATAGGAAAGCCTGAGAAAGAAAGTCCACAAACTCGTCATCGCCCATCTTATCGTTTTCCAGCTTCAGCTTCGCAGCGCTACCCCCAGTGATATCTACATTGTACGGAGGGTCTGTCAGCAGCAAATCAGCGTGTGCGTTATTCATCATCCGCGCAACGTCTTCCGCCACGGTAGCATCCCCGCAGAGCAGGCGATGTCTGCCAAGCTGATATAAATCACCAGACCTTGCGCGTGGCTCTGATGGGAGAATAAGCTCACATTCGTCCTCCCTGACATCGTCTGGCTCATCCAGAATGGTGTTACTATCGTCAAAGCCCGTAAGGGAAAAATCAAATCCAGCTTCGGATAAACTTTCAAGTTCAAGACTGACCATATCCTCATCCCAGGTCGCCTGCTCAGCCAGGCGATTATCCGCGAGGATATAAGCACGGCGTTGCAGGTCAGATAAATGCTCCACCAAAACGCAAGGAACTTCTGAAAGACCTTCCGCCTGAGCGGCTGCAATGCGAGCATGTCCGGCTATGATGTTGTCCACGCTGTCGATCAGCACGGGGGCAACGAAGCCAAATTCCCGAAGACTGGCCCGCAGCGCAAGGATCTGGTCATCGCCGTGTATCCTGGCATTGCGGCCATATGGGACTAATGATGCAGTGGGTTTCATTAACATCGTTGTTGTCGTTTTCATTCGTGCTCCTCCTTAGTCGCCAAAGAGCTCATCGGAATCTTCCACCATACTCGCTTCCGCGCGTTTTCGCATCAGGCGAACCCGGCCGGCGGGGGTCAGGCCGAGGGTATTCTGCGCCTGCAGGATCGCCTTTTCCAGAGAGACCAGCTTGCCATTGAGCGAATCAAGCTTGGATACGGCCTCTAGCCGCAGCTCCAAATCCTTCTCCTTACTGGCTTCACCGAGCAACTTGCGGCACAATTCGCTCATAGCATCGCGCCGCGAGAGCTGGGAGCAGAGGATTGCTAAGGCCTCGGTGTCCAAATCGTCCAGGAGCGTGATCCCCTCCATCCGTGAAAGGGTATCCTGCCAGTAGGACTTCGCCGCCCTGTCGTGCTTGAGGTAGGTCGGCATCACAAGCTTCACGCGGTCGCGCTGCGGAAGGGTCTCGGCTTCGGCCTCTGCGCGGGCATTTAGCTCCGCTTCGGTCAGGTGCTTGCTCATATTTTCCGTGATTTTTGCGTTGGCCGGCATAGACTTCCTCCTTTCGCCGGTACCACCGACCCAAAAGCTCGATCGGGGAATTTTTCTCACGCTCGAGGGGCTGCGGGGTCTTGCACCCCCAAGGGCGAAACATTCCGCACCTGGGGGGAGGGGTAAGCACCGGAGGTGCCGTGCGTTCGCATCCGCGCATCCGCGAGTGCCGTAGCGTGTGCGAGATCGCGCAGACGTAGCTTCCCGCGACGATACTGGCTAAAATGCACCCGTTTTTTGCCGTCTTTCTTCGGCCTTCTCATGGGCTGTCTTCTGGTCGTGGTGATACTTGCACAGGGACTGGTGATTGCCTGGGTCGACGAAGAGCAGCCAGTCACCGCGGAAGGGACGAACGTGATCAACCACCGTGGCCTTCGTGCGGCGGCCTTGCTCTGCGCATTTGCGGCAGAATGGCTCGCGAAGCAGCTGCTCCGGACGGAGACGCTTAGTCCAGATCGGGAGCGAATACCAGCCGTGATACTCGGCGCTGCGGCCGCGTTGGTGCTGAGGCTTGTGCTTGGGACAGTAGCCATCGCGGGACAGCTCTGGGCAGCCGGGGTATCGACAGGGCCGCATTGGTTTGCTAGCCATGGGCTATCACCTCCATGGATCTCTGCAAAACAAAAAGCCGGAGCCGATAAACCAACGCAAATAAGCGTTCGGTCATCGGCTCCGGCCCTCAAGGCTCTGGCCCTTCGATATGTCAACGATAAATTCGTTTTTGCATTCTCGGCAGAAAACCACCAGATTCTGCGCCGAGGTGTCGGGGCGAATCTTCATGAGGCGTCTGTTCCTGCGGCAGATTGGGCAAACGAGATACCCTTCTCTTACTGCCAATATCTTACCACGTTTTGTCTCTGTTTGCAATGCTCACACCCTCCTTCTACGCTTAGTTAATACTCTTCTCAAGGCTGAAAATTAAATAAAAGGTCAGTGCTTCGATCGCCTGCGCTTTGCCTTCGGGCGCTTGGTGCGATCCCACGATGGGGCAAGGAATTTGATGTAACGATAGTGCCCGTAATCGGTAACACGGTCACCACTGTCGGCCAGCACCAGCGCGCCAGGTGGTGGCGTAATGGAGATGTCATCGTCCACGCGGAAGCACTCCTGCTCCGGTTTCTTCAGCGTGCGTGAGGAAGACCAGAGGCGCTGCCCCACCTTTTCCCTCTGTTCCTTACAGAGATACTTGGCAATGCTCTCATAGTTTTTATCCCGGTCGATGCGGATCCGGACAAAATCCACGGTGCCGTAAGTCCATAGCCTTCGGATCAGCTCGAAGTCCTCGCCGGTGGCATTGATCAAGGCGTGGTGGTGTAGGCGACCAGCCCCGTGCCGGCTCTCTGTGTTATAGATGTACAGCAGCTCCCGACCGTCGGCAGCTCGGGCTGACCGCAGGCGTCTCCAAAATCCTTGGATGCGCCTATTTGCCCCCGCCCTGTTTTTTGGCAGGTGTTCGTCATCATAGGTCAGCGTGCAGTAGATATCCCTCGCACCAAAGTTAGCGGCAATCTCCAGCTCTAGCTTCTGCCATGCGTACTTGAAATTCATCCTCTGCTGGGCCTCTGAGGAGAGCGCCTTCTTGCCGGTTCTGACCACCGAGGAGTCCCGTGGATTCGGAGCCGGATAGACCACCTCTAGCACCAGCGGCCCAGCAACGATGATCTTTTTAAATTTTGACAATCTAATCCACTCCTGTGGGCCGTGGCCCTTTCGTCTCTCGCCTCCATCGAATTATATTGGCGGTTTCCAAATTGGACACCTTTCGCTGTATCCCCTTAGTTTTTTCGTTTTTTTACCATGGATTATTTTATATTTGTTGGGAAGGCTATCTGCGAGGTGATAAAATGAATCCAACGAATGAAATGCCACTCGGCTTTGGCATGGCCCTTGCACAGAACGAAAAAGCCTTGAGTGCCTTTGGTTCCATGCCTGAGGCGCGGCAGCACGAGCTTGCGGCAAAGGCGACTAGCGTACGATCAAAGCAGGAAATGCAAAATTTAGTAGATAGCATCGCCCCATAAGGGCGGTGCTTTTTTATCTATCCCTCTCTGCCTTCACCTAGCTGCAACTCCTACGGTGTACATCTTTATTAAAGTTATCTTCACTCAATCCATTGACAGCAACTCCCGCCGCATGATGGCAAGCGCCGTACCTAGCGCGTCAGCAAGCTCTTTATGGACTTCGCTCTGCGCCTCATCGATGGAGGCCATGGCGCGATGGCGAAGCATCTCGGCCTCTAGCAGTCTTACTTGGCGGCTCGTCAGCATGCGATTGTCACCTCCTGCTTAAAACGGCATTCCTTCGTCGGGCGCTGTTATCTCCGACATGGGGACTTGGTCAACATCCGTGGTGGCGCGGTGTAGGGACTTCACTGCCTTGCCGACCTCGCTATACTGCCGTGCCACGTCATTCCCGTCCGGTGCGGCCTCTGCAAAGGTCTGCGTCGCGCCGTCGAAGTCCAGAAATATTTGGCCGCGCTGGCCTTCTTTGTTCTTGGCGATTTTGAGGACACGCCTCTGCGGCTCCCTTGGGTCTTCCTCGTACAGAAGCATCACGCAATCGGCATCCTGCTCGATCTGCCCCGATTCACGCAGGTCGCTCATGGTGGGCGCCACCGAGCTGCCGCCCTTCGTCTTCTCTGGGCGGGACAGCTGCGAGAGGGCGATCACGGTGATCTTATCCCTCTGGGACATGGTGTGTAGGCTGCGGCTGATCTCTGCCACCTCGTCTGAGCGCGTCCCGCGTCGGTTTGTCTGGATCAGCTGCAGGTAGTCAACCACGATGCAGTCAAAGCGATGGGACAGTGCGTCTGCCCGAATCTCAGCAACGCTCATGCCGCCTGCCTCGATGATCTCTATCTGTCGCTTCGGGATCTCTTTGTGCTGATTTGTCACCAGATCCCACTCCTCCTCAGAGAAGGCGCCACGCTTGATGACGGACATAGAGAGCTTCGTGAGATGTGAGACAAGACGGTCAGCTATCTTGTACTGATTGGTCTCCAGTGAATAAAAGCCGACGCGCAAATCCTTTGCCAGATGATAGGCGAAGGACACGGACAGCGCCGTCTTGCCACTGGAGGGATAACCGCCAATGACGATCATGTCGCCCGCTTCGGCGAAAAGACCCTTGTCCACCTTTGGAAGCCCCCAAGTCAGATAACGATGCTCTTGGTTGTGGCGCTCGTAAAAGTTCAGCATCATCTGCTCCATGGTCATGCGGCGCAGCTTACCACGCTCAACAAAGAGTGCGTTTGCCTGATCCAGCAGCGCTCGCGCCTCATCAAGCGAGTTTACCGCACCGAGCGACAAGGACAGCGCCTGCAGCTGTGCAAGCCTTGCACCCTCCCGCATAATCTCAACGTACTCCATCACGGCGGCGGCTGTCGGGGTGATATCCATGAGGCCAAGGACAAACTTTGTAAAGTCCTCGCCCACCATGCTGCGAATCGCGGCAACGACAGTCATGGGATCGATAGGCTTTCCCTCATCAAAGAGCTTGCGGATGGCCATGTACACCGTGCGGCAGGTCGTGTCGATAAAATCGGAGAGCTGCACCTTGCCGATGACCGCGGGGATGCAGCGTTCGTCAATGAGGATGGAGCCGAGCACGGCATACTGTGCATCCAGCTTTCGGGTATCGTTTACCACGTTGGCACCTCTTCCCTCTCAACAAAGCCGCGCTTTGGAGGCTCGTCCGAGGGATCGCCGCAACCCAGACGCATGGCCTCATCCGTCCACCTGCGCTGATTGAGCCAGGTGGCAGCGTAGGGGATCCCAATGCCTCGCTGCCAATCCTCCCGCTCCTTCTGCGCAGAGAGCGCCTTGGCCATGAGGTCGATTAGCGCATCGTCAGGCTGCAGCTTGTCCCACGCATTGATGGCTGCTTGCTTCGATTCCCCTCTTGGGTAGAAGGCCCAGAACCATTCGAAGCTCTCTGGCTTCCAGTCAGGCTCTTTCTTGGCCTCTCTCCGCCGCCGACCCCCTCTGGGGGCTTTAGGGGGTTTTGTTAGATTAGTACTTGGTAGATTAGTACTTAGTTGTGTGCGATTTCCCGCCGACGGGTTTTCCGTCGACGCAAAACCGCACAACGGTGCATCGTCTTCATCCGTTGTGCAGTTTTCGCACGACGGTGTGCCCTCTGTCTTGTCATAAGGAAGCTCATAGACAATATACTGGTTTCCAGCAAACCCACCAAGCTCTGATCGGCATTGCCGACGGATCAGGTACCCAGCTTCCTCAAGCTCGACAAGAGCCGAGCGAACGGCCGCCTTGCCCTCCTTGTTGTTGGAAGCCAGACCACCAACGGAATAGTCCCAGTCATCGGGCAAGGAAAGCATATACGATAGCATGCCTTTGGCCTTCAGGGAAAGCCCTTTATTCTGCAGGTGGTGATTGGACATCACCGTAAAGTTCTTGCGTAGCTGAACTTCAAACTCTGGCATTTTGTCCACCCCCTTCCCTATTGCAAAACATTTCCTTATGTGCTATCATAACCATGTGATCGTGGTGATTGAGCCACGTGCCCCTTGTGATGTACCCGCATCGCAGGGGGTTTTCTATTTTGCATGCTCCTTTAGTCGATTCAATGGCTAGAGGGGTTTTTCTTTTGTTTGCGCAAATCATCTTTATCACCATCTATCTGCTTCATTTACCAAAGACCTTGCTCATCCATAATCTTCGCCAGAGTATCCTGAATCATCTTGCGCCCCACAGCCCGTTCCTCGGCTGTGAAGTCCTTGTGGGGCGTGAAACAGCAGCTCACGCCAAGCCGTCCGGCATCCGTGATCGTCACAGCATCCACGAGAATTTCGCGTCCATCATCAGCGATGTAGGTATGTAGACCCCGCCTGCGTGTTATCGTGATTGGGTACTCTTTTCCCCCAACGGATTCAGTTGTATGCTGAATGGTTTCAATGACTTCCAAGACACTCACCTCCATGGCATGATATGAACAATCAACCTTGTCCTATGGCATCAATTTTGCTCATCTGCATCGCAGAACACCGACAGCTCCAGCCCACCGCGCACGATCTCGCGTAGTTCGTCAAGGATCTGGTCAAAGGACGACCGCTCCCCTTCGTCAATCACGCCGTCCTCGGCGATTAAAAGAAGCCTGTCCAGCTCGCCGCAATCGGCAAAGTGCTTAATGCGGTTGTAGATGCGAACGCAGACTTTGAGTACATCTCGCTCCGTCAATACCGGCACCACTCGACCCATCAGATCGTTGGTCTCCTGCAGGTGCTGATAGGCCAGATGCTGCGCGTTATAGCAAACCACCATGAGTTCCACTATATCGTTAGGTGGGATTCGCCCCGATGTTTCATATGCGCGTACACTTTCCACGGAAATTCCTAATTTTTCTGCTGCGGCCTCCTGGGTGAAACCAGCTGCCCGCCTAGCGGTTTTGTATATGTTTCGGTACTCTTGCGGCATGGTGCTTGCCTCCTTTGGGTGCTATGATTATGATACTGGATCAACCGTTCTGCCCTCTGCGTCACTGGGGCAGCCCTATTTGTTTGCCCGCCGTTTGCAGAGATACCGTGCTCTGTGGGCGGCGTTTTTTGTCTGCATCACGATTCCAGCACAGCCAAGATCTCAGAAGCGTGGACCATAAGCAGCGCCTCGCCATCGAGGGTGATCTCCGTTCCGACATACTTGCCGAGGATAACTTTGTCTCCCGGATTCAGCGTCGCGGTGGCTCCGCCATCCTCATGCTCAGCGACATCCCCCACCGCGACAACCAAAAAAATATTGGGATAATAATTTTCTAGAAAGGAAAGTATTATCCCGCCCTTCGTGGTCTCCTCTGCCGGCACACGCTTTAATGCAACGCGGTCGCCAATCGGTTTTAACTTCATCATGCATTTCTCCTTTTTTTTAATTGAGCCTAACTCACCGACCGTTTCCGTGTCCCGTCGCGGCCATACAGCGCGTCGATGGTACAGGACAGCGCATCCGCGATCAATGGAACGCGCCATGACTCAGGATAGATAGATCCTCGTTCCCACTTGCACACCGTCGCGTGGTTAACACCGACGCGCTTCGCCAGATCACGCTGGGTGAGCCGCGCAGATTCTCGTAGGCCTTTAATCTTCATCTGAACTGGATTCGTCAAAATCATCCCTCCTTTCGAAAAGGCTTGTTTCGTGTAGTGCAACATGGTAAAATATAGGATGTATAGTTTTTTTCACTAAGCCTTAGCACTTAGTCAGCCCAGTAGGCAACGATGCCCCAGCACAATTTTTGGTTAGAAGTCTTCGCTTGTTTGCACTTACCGCAAGCATAATCGAAGAGTTTCGCCCAGATACGCACATAAGAGCACTGAACTTTTCTCAATAGTCTTTTCATACTTATCCATCCTTTCAAGTTGTCCCCATGGTGTTTTTTTTGAATGTTACCCTGTAAGCAAATAATTAATCATCCCACGGATGATTGTCAATATATAATCACCTTTCAGATGATTATTGTGTGATCTACCAAATTCTTTATATAATAGGAGTGATGCCGTCTGGATAAGGAATTATTTGTGCAGAGTGTCCAACACTTCTGCTCGCTGAAGGGTGTGAGGCCGACCGTAGCTTGCACAGAAAGCGGTGCTGGGCGCAACTTTATGACAGATATAAAAAACGAAAAAAAAACATCTCTTCATAGAGTGGAGCTACTAGCCACCTATCTTGATGTAAGTGCAAGCCAGCTCTTGGGCGAGCCAGAGCCGAACGCAAACAAAGGCGGCCCCAACACCATCTCTGATGCCGAGGCCGCCTTGAATGAAGAACTGATTACTCGTCTATGCCGGCTGACGCCGGAGGAGCTAGCTCGTGTGGATGCGTTTGTGCAAGGGATCTTAACAGCTCGTTAAGGATCTGCTTCTCTTCAAATGTCAGATACTTGATGTAGAGCTCAGCTTCTTTCCTTGTCATCGTGGTACCCCTTTCCACGATGGCACCATCAAATTTTACGCGCAATGCTAATATACCATATTTTGTAGAAAAGACAAGAATTTAGAAAAATGTTAAAAGTGTCCAATTTGGACACCAGAAAGAGGGATGGAATGAAAAAGCTATCGACACTGCTCATGGTCATAGCAATGGTCACCATGCTAATCACCTACGGAACAAGGAATCAAGCCCCAGCAGAACCGGCTCCCGTGGAAACTGCGGAACCCGTAGTACAAACTTCCAATGAGCCAACCTCTACCACAAAAACTTTTGGCATAAAAACAGTTGATGCTGTTAGCCAGTTGCAAAAAGTGTTCTCTGGATTTGATGGTCCTAATGCGTTCGATTCCGAGCCGAAAACATTAGAGAATCCTGCAACCGAAAATGTACCCGCATTCACTACTTACACATATATAGTAACCGACGGGGTCTACCTGTACATCAATGAATCCGCAGACACAAAAGAAATGATGAGCATTTATCTTATGGGGAAGGCCGATGCTATGCCGAAAGAAAGCATTAACATTCTTTGTGCATACACTGCAATTCTCATAAAGCACTTTGAGCCTGATGACTACATCCTGACTAAAGTTGAGGGAAAACTTGACCTTGCAAATACTTGTCTTGATGTTGGTAGAGAGGTCTCTTCTGTTGGAACTAAGGCTATTTTCAGCTATTCTTACGATGGGACATGGAGCATATTGGACATCCATCCATGGTAAAGCTATAACACGAGGTGTCCAATTTGGACACCTCACAATTGAAGGGGCCGTAACCTTACGTAAAGAAGGGGCCGTAACCTTACGTAAAGAAGGGGCCAAAGGTCATGATCATCAACGAGACCGACTTCTGAGACGCAATGGCAGACCTCGCATGCGTCAGATAATGCAACAAATCCACCCGACGAGGAGGGCGTCATGGCTAAACTAGATATGAACAAGATAACCGAAGCTGCTGCCTACCTCCGTAAATCTCGAATGGAAGAAGGGTTGGAAACCGAAGAGGTTTTGGCTAGGCATCAAAAGACCCTGATCGATTATGCCGAAAAGCATGGGATCCGTATTGTTGAAACCTACTATGAGGTGGTCAGCGGAGAATCCTTATATGCTCGCCCGGAGATGCTGCGTCTTTTGGAAGATGTCTCCGAAGGCAATTACCAAGCGGTATTGGTCATGGATCTGGATCGTCTCTCCCGTGGCCGTATGACGGATCAGGGTCTGATCCTAGATGCCTTCCGCGATTCCGCGACCATGATCGTAACACCGGACAAGATCTACGACCTTTCTGATGATATCGATGATGAGTTGGCAGAGTTCAAAACCTTTATGTCACGCCGTGAGTATAAGATCATCAATAAACGTTTGAGACGCGGTCTGGAGCAGTCGATCCGCGACGGCTATTATGTTTCAAATCCACCCTATGGATACAGTCGCGTGTTCATCGATAAACGGCCCACCTTAGAAATCGTGGACGCTGAAGCAAGTTTTGTCCGCATGATGTTTGATATGTACGTGAACGGGTATGGCTGCACGAGCATCGCCAGACATGTCAATCTTCTTGGTGCTCGCCCTCATCGAGCAAGCAAATTCAATCGGAGCTCCGTTGCTACTATTCTTTGCAGTCCAACCTATACGGGCAAGATTGTGTGGGATAAGAAAAAGCAAATCAAAAAGGGATCCAAAGGGAATGCAAAACATATCACCATCTATCAGCCAAAAGAAAAATGGACGATAGTGGATGGCGTGCATCCGCCTATCATGACGAAAGAAATCTTCGAGCAAGCACAGGAAATCATGGCTGGTCGCTTTATTCCATCAAAGAAGGATGGCACAATAAAGAGCTCGCTCGCTGGCTTGGTTCGATGTCAGAACTGCGGACGCAATTTGCAAAGAATGGTGATGAAAGGCACCGCCTATCTGATATGCGTGGAGCCTGGATGTTGCGCCAGTGCTAAATTTGATTTCGTGGAACAACGAATCCTCATGCACCTGAAGGATATCCTAGATGACCTAATGGCGGAAAAGGCCAATGAACCGCAAGGTAAAGATACAAGCTTACTCGATGAAACGCTCACCGCAATACACAGAGAGTTGACAGCAGCGGAGAGCCAAAGGGCCAGACTCTACGACCTCCTCGAAATGGGCGAATATGACCTGCAGCTTTTCCGCGAGAGAATGGCCGTCGTAAAAGCAAAAATGGATAGTCTTGAGGAAAAGGACCGGCAGGCCATGGCAAGTATCCGACGGATCCAGCAAACAGATAAAGCAGCACAAGCGAAAAAGATTGCCACTGTATTAGAGTCCTATGCGGAATCTGATGCACCGCAGCGCAACGCTTTGCTCCATTCGATCGTTGATGTAGTATGGTATAGTAAGCCAAAAAAAACAAAGCCGACTGAATTTACACTCCAAGTCGACTTGAAACCATTCTAATAGCAGAATTTAGATGATACTTACAATCCGCAAGTTTTCATTTCTGTCCTTCGATAAATCATTGTGTATTATGCAAAATATGCTTATAAACGATCAGCTAAAAGTTATTTTTAAGTAAAGCCAAGAAACAAGGCCCATTGCAATTGCAATGGGCCTTGTTTCTCTATTGTTTACTCGTACAATGATCTTATTTCAATTCGTCATTTACCCATGTTCCCTTTTTTGTAGTTCCATCGGCATAGGTATAGGTTCCTTGTCCGTTTCTCATGTTATCTGCAAATTGACCGACATATTTGTCACCGTAGGGAAAGGTATAGGTTCCTTGTCCGTTAAACATGTCATCTGCAAATTGACCGACATATTTGTCACCGTTGGCAAAGGTATGGGTTCCTTGTCCGTTACTCATATCATCTGCAAATTGACCGACATATTTGTCACCGTTGGCATAGGTATAGGTTCCTTGTCCGTTATACATGTCATCTTTAAATTCACCTACATATTTATCTCCATCGACATAGGTAAAGGTTCCTTGTCCGTTATACATGTCATCTGCAAATTGACCGACATATTTGTCACCGTTGGGAAAGGTATAGGTTCCTTGTCCCGTGAACATGCCAGCCTTAAATTCACCGTCATATTTTTCACCATCGGCATAGGTATAGGTTCCTTTGCCGTTATACAGGTCATCTAAAAATTCACCTACATATTTATCTCCATCGACATAGGTATAGGTTCCTTTACCGTTAAGCATGTCACCTTTAAATTCACCCATATATTTATCACCATGATCATCGGTAAAGGTTCCTTGACCGCTAAGCATTCCGCTTACATGGTTCCCTACATACGTTCCATCACTAGTACTATCTTTTCCAAAACCATCTGCTTTTTTGCTTGTGTTAGACATATACCCTAAATAAACAGTATTTGCATCAAGGTTCTTCTTGCCAAAAGAACGATCTGTCTTACTGTTTACAACAACCGTCTTTGTTGTTTGATCCCAAGTTACATCCGAACCAGATACTTCACCGATAAATCTGACTGGGACTAAGGTTGAGCCATTAATTATTTGTGGCTCAACATCAAGCACTGTTTCTATATATGACAGTTCGATATTTCCGACTGATGCATTTTTGTTGCCGACTTGCAGCTTAATTATTACATTGTCTTTAGAGGCCTGAATGCTTTTCGTTGTTTGCTCCCAGTCTACCTTCATATTCATTGCTTCAAAAATGGCACGAAGGGGTACCAAGGTTCTCCCATCTTTTATCACAGGTTGTTGACTAAACTGAACATTTTTTCCATCAACAACAACTGAAATGTCTGTTGTTGCTGCATTTGCTTCGGTTGTTGCAAATCCTAATGTAAGTGCTGCTGTGAATAACAACATCATGGCTAGACCCAAACATCTATTAAAGCTTTTTTTAATAACTAACAT